GCACAGGGGATGGAGTTTATTGAGTTGTTAGACTACTACCTCAACTGCCCACCTCATCAGAAGAGATATATTTTTTCTGGTCCTAGGTATTTTATTTTGGCTGAGGACATAGACTATGAAGACCCAATGGATCCTACTTCAAAGAAAGTAGATAACTACTGGCACATTGCTTGGCAACATTGCTTGGATGGCTTTGCCCAAACTTTGTTTAAGATCGCTCCATATAGACTTGACAAAATATGTTTTATGCGTAATAAAGATGGAATAGTGTCTGAGTTTAAGTTCTATTCTTGGGACAAATTAAAACGTATAACTAGCTATGGGATCAAAACCNAAAAGACCTCCTCCACCTCCACCTCCACCACCTCCCCCTCCACCGCCAACGCCAGTAGCACGTAAGGCTATTGCTCCAGCTACGCAACGTAGTAAGGTTGTTGCTCCTACTGCAATGCAGCGTCGTTCTGCGGATCAGCCAGCATATGTTCAGCGGCAAAAGACAGGGAGAGCTAGTCTAGGAGGAGGAATGAAGTTTACCTAAATAATGGACGAAATAGTCAGGTTACGTACGCGCTATGAAGAGTTGAAACTCCTTAGAAGCAGCCTTGATGGTATGCTTAAGGATACTCAACGATACGTGCGTCCGAACTCACCTGAATTTGATCACGGAGCTAACTTTAAAAACGACGGTTCTAAAGACATACACGACGATACAGCCGTTTGGTGTAATCAGATGTTTGCTAATGGGCTGTCGTCCAACTTGATTCCCAAAGCAGAGAAGTGGATGTATCTGCGAGTTCAAGATACTGAGAACTCTGAATTAAATAAAGAACAGCATACTTATCTTAACGCAGTAACTGATCGTATTTTTCATGAACTAGCTTTGCCTCAGTCTCAGTTCTACGGAGCAAGTCATGAATGTTTCTTAGACATTGGAGCATATGGAACTTCTCCTGTGCAGATGTCCTATGTAAAAGGCGTTGTAAATTTTCGCGCGAGACCTCTCGCGGACGTGTTCTTTGATGTAGATGAGCATGGCGAAGTTAATACAGTTTATTATAGGTGCTTTAAGACTGCACGTCAGATGGCTGGTTTGCTTCCTGAAGTCGTAAACGTCGAAGGTTTTTCAGATAAAGACCCCAATAGAAAGTATGAGCTAGTATACTCTATTGAGCCTAGCAAAGACAGCCGTGCTAAGAAGGGTGGTCGTATTGGAGCTGAGAGACCTTACAAAGTTACTTACTGGAGCCCAGATCTTAAAAAGCCTATACGACAAGATGGTGCGAGTTACTTTACGTTCTTAATACCTCGTTGGGCGAAACAGTCGGACGAAGTTTACGGTCGTAGTCCTGCAATGACCTGCTTGTCTCACATTCGTGTGTTGAACAAGATGGTGAAGGAAGTGTTGATCTCATCTGAGTATCTAAACGCTCCTACTCTGACAGCAGAGGAAGACAGCATCCTACTGCCGATTAAGTANGGTGCACGTCAAATTATGTTCCATGAAGCTGGAAGCGAGAAGCCTCAGCCAATAATGAACGGTTCTCAACCGCAGTTTGTCATGCAGATGATTGAGTCTTACAAGTCCTCAATTCAACGGGCGTTCTTTGTAGACCAGATTATCCGCGAGCAAAAGCAAGAGCGTCAGAGTATTTTAGAGATTCAAGATACTCGTGGTCAAATGCTGCAACAGCTGTCTCCACTTCTTAACCGCATGGAGTCAGAGTATATAGCTCCTGCAGTGGAAGCTACCTTTATGTTCTTAAATCGTGGTCGTCAGTTACCTGATATACCTGCAAGTCTAAACGGTGCTAAGTTAGAAGTTGCTTACGCAAGTCCAAGTTCTCAAGCTCAGTTTGCAAGTCGACTGTCTGACATCAGTGCGTTTATGCAAGATATCACTCCGCTGGCTAATGTTAAACCTGAGATTTTACAATCTGTTAATGAGCGTGAGCTTCTAGACAGCTACGCTAAATACAGAAACATCAGCCCAACGGTTATTAAGTCCAGCGAAGACATGCAGCAACAAGAAGCTGCTCAAGCTGAACAACAACAAGCAGCGCAGATGACTCAGGCTATGCCAGACGTAGCAGGAGCCATGAAAGATGTTGCCCAAGCAAGACAAGCAGACCCTGAAGGCGTAGGACAATTACTTAATATTTAATGTTAGACAAAGCAGTAGATGCTGTTGCTCGTCTGCGTCAACGCGGAGAGCTGAGGGACGATCTTAATACGATCCTAAGCACACCAGAAGGAAAACGATTCTTTAAGGTGCTCCTTAAGGAGTGCCATGTTACCAAACCAGTATTTCACTCAGACACTAATAAACTAAGAGAGTCTGAGGGTAGACGAAGACTGGCAATGAGCTTTCTATCTCTACTGGGTCAAGACGATCCACATCAACTGATAAACATAATAGAGCAAGGAAATCATGATTAAAACAAATGATGTATTACGACAAGAAGAAGGTGAAGCTTCTACAGGCGGTGGTCTAGGAGGAGGGATTATTAGCGAAACTGCTACTGAATCTACTCCCGAGACTAGCCCAGACGTAGATGCCTACAGCCAACTTCTTCAGTCTCTTCCAGAAGAGCTGCAGAATAACCCAACTATTCAGAACACTAAATCTTTTGATGCGCTGGCTAGTCAACTAGTTAACGCTCAGAGTGCATTAGGGACTAAACGTCTTCAAGCACCACAGGAAGACTGGGGAGATGAGGAGTGGGAGTCTTTTAACGAAGAGCTGAGACCAAAAGATGGGTATAACATACCTGAAGAAGTTTCTATATCTGAAGACTTTGATGACATGGAGCTACCTCAGCACAGCGAAGAAGCTGTTCAAGAGCTGACTGACTTTGCTAATGAAGCAGGTCTTACTCAGAAGCAGTTTGAAGCTTTGTTTTCAAGATACACCGAAATGGAGATGCAAGGTCGAAATAACATAGAGACCTACAATAAAGACACTATAAGCAAATTTGGTGCTGATATGGCAGAACACTGGGGTAACCAGTTTGAAGTTAACATGAAGCAAGCAAATGAAACTTTTGATGCTCTTTCTCAGGAGATACCTGAGCTACAGGATTTAGTCAATTGGAGTCCTGTAGTTGCTAACCACCCTGCTGTTCTAAAGTTGTTCCACAAAATCTCTGAGATTTCTGGAGATGCTTTGCCAGCCGTTGGCACAAACCAGACATCTCCGTTTGGTCAAGATCAAAGTGTTCAGGCTATTAAAGCTCAAATTCAAGAACTGGACACAAACAACGAGCAGTTGATTATGACTGACCCGTCTTCTTTGTCTTTCGCAGACAAAGAAAAGCGAGAAAAGATTCTTGAAAAGAGAATTAAGCTATACTCTGAATTGTATGGTAATTAATGCTTGACATATCTTTTAGAATAGGCTACTCAATTGTTTGTTGGGTAGCCTATTTTTTTAGGTCCAGCAAACAGCTTTAGAAAGCCGTTGGTTCCGTACAGCTAGATGAGTCCGAGAGGGTAGCTTGTTGAAAAACTTAACTTAACAATATTAATTAAATTCTTTATTTATTATGGGACTAGATGTAGGTTCACAGGGTTATAGTGCTTCCCCCGCTACAGACGGAAAAAACTTTATTGAAGCTGCTTACTACGACTCGTTTCGCGCGGGTTTTGAGCAAGCTTATCAACAGACTGAATCAAAACTTCAGCCTTACTTCGAATCTGAATCTCAGAGTTCTGAGTTTCAATTCTTTGATCGTATAGGAGAGGCAGCCGCAATGACCGAAGATACTGGTCGTTACGAAGTCAACCCTCAGAGCGAAATTGAAAACAACCGTCGTCGTCTTGGACTTAAGGACTACGAGCTTGGCAAGTATGTGGATGAGAAAGATCTCAAGAGAGTTCTTACTGATCCTATGAATGCTTATACCCAAGCTATGCTAGCTTCTGGCAAGCGTAAGGTTGACGATATCATCATTGATCGTTACTTCGGAACTGCCCACACAGGTAAGTCTGGTGCTAATGATGTTACTTACGTGACTGCTGCAACTGCTGAAGAAGGCACTGGCATTTCTGTCGGTGGTAACAATGCTGGTTCGTCAAATCCTATTGCTACAGGAGGTTTCTACACTCTTGGTGCTGCTACAACTGAAGGTGTTTCTGTCGGATCTAAATACGACGGAACTTCTAGCGGTGGATCTGCAACAGGATTGACTCTTGAAAAACTCAAGGGTCTTCGTGCAACCATGCAGCGTTTAGAGGCAATTGATCAAGGCACAATCTTGAATGCCTTTGTAACTCACAAGCAAATGGAGGATCTGCTTGGTATCGAGCAAATCATCAACTCCGACTATGCAGTTCGCAAGTCACTTGCTGAAGGTGAAGTTACAACATTCATGGGCTATCGTTTCATCCTTACAGAGCGTCTTCCGCTTTCTTCAGGATCTAATGCAGACGAGCGTCGTGTTATTGTTTCTGTTCCTAAGGCTCTTAAGATGTCTGTTGGTACTGCCCTCAAGGGTGATATCTGGCGCGACACTTCTAAGAAGAACATTCCATACTTGTACTTCAAGCTTTGTGCTGATGCGTCTCGTATGTGGGGTGAAGTCGCTGGCGAAATTCGCTGCGTAGAGGCTTAAACTCATTCGTAGCCTCCCCTGTAAAATTCGGGGGAGGCTACTTTTCTTGAATGGCTTTAAAACTAGACATTATAAATTCGGCTCTCCGTATGGTTGGGAGCTACCATCTTGAAAGGTTAGACGACGGCTCGTCTACCTACGAGATTGCAAACGCTGCCTTCGATCAAGCTTTCCTTGAAGTGTTCGGAGACAATATCTTTGGCTACAACAGCAAGCGAGCAAAACTAACAGGCACTGAAATAGAAGATGACGATTACAGTTATACTTTTGATTTGCCTCAAGATTTAAATATTTTTATTAAAGCAGTTAACGGGGATGGGTATATCGTTACTGATTACTACAGAGAAGCAGGGACGCTTCTGTGCAAATACCCAACTCTTACAGTTTATTACGCATATCTGCCGACCGATTTGGCAACCTTACCTGCATATTTAAACAAGCTAATTTGTCTGCATATAGCACAAAGCATTGTTTTGGAGCTGTCTGGATCTGAGACAAGATCGGTCGATTTACAAAAGCAGTATCTGAGAGCTTTAACTAGAGCTAGAGTTTTGTCTGGAAGACAAGGACCTGCTCAAGAATACATAGATGAAACTACCTCTAAGTTTTTAACGGCTCAAAGAATGTATGGCAAAGTTTAGAAATGTAACAACTGACTTTAGCGGAGGACTTGTAACTGACCATATCCTTGGTCGTATTGACATTGAACGTCTACAAAAGTCGGCTAAGCCATTTACTAACTTTTTTCCGTCGCTACAGGGTCCAGCTCTTTATCGCGATGGGTTTCGTTATTCATCACCAGCAGATGCTGATGCTACGCTTTCTCTTTCTATGTCGCTCTCGGATGGTAGATCCTATCGAGTAGTTATTTCTCATTTAAAGATAGACGTATATAATTCAGAAGGGACTCATCTTACAGAGATTGACGCACCGTATAAGGTTTCTGAGTTAGACGAACTTCGTTGGAGCTCTGAGACAGATATACTTTATATCTGCCACGGAAGACATGCTCCCAGAACAATAACTGTAGATGTTCAGTATCAAACTAGTAATTTGATTCCAAGTGATACAGAACCTGACGGTTCATCTACATACACAGGCTTATCTTCCACTGAAGACGATGAATCTAATCAAACACTGTTAGCAGATGCAGTTTATGAACTGGGAGATGATTCTTGGTCACTTAATGAAGTTGAATTTACTTCTCCCCCATTTTTAAACACAGACACATCTGGCACTGTTATTTCTATTAATAATAGGCAAGAATTTATTAGGCTTGAGTCAAATGTTTCTTCGGACTTTGACTGGATTGTTAATGGCACTCCATCAGGAGATAGCACTACTGAACAAACTGATTGGTATGTAGAATATTATGTTAATAACCAGTGGTCTGTAGGCAAAGTTGTTAATAGCACTACAGACTCTAGTATACCAGATCCAACAAGTTCTGTAGTGTATGTAGACCCAGTAGATTCAGTTGTTAACATAGAAGATGAAGCTTGTCGATTGGCGGTAGCTGACAGAACTGATGTTGCAGTAGCTGCTGACTCTACTCACGACTATTTTGAGTATGAAGACGTTGAAGAAAACACCGTAAACATAAGAGCAACTTCTCTTGTATTTTCACCTAATCAAGTAAATAGTTATATACGTGTAGGTGGTGAAAGGCTGTCTCTTGATATTGTTACTCCGTTAGATAATCGCACTCGCTGGTATAAGATTAAAGAGCACTTAGGCACTAGTGATTATCCTGTAGATTTTATTTCAGGACTCTCTGCTGATAATGAAGACAGATATAGACCAGGTTCTGTTTATAGATCTTATGCAGATGATTCCTTTAAGGTATACTCAATTGGACATAATGAGGCTGGCACTACTACTCAAACAACCGCCATTGTAACGTCAGCAGGATCTAGAGACTTTTCGTTTAATCATTCATTTTCAGACGACGGTGGTTCATCTACTACATTTACTGCAGATGCGCAGACCCATATTGGAAATCTTTCAACACAAAAACAGTTTGATGTAGTTGATTGTTATCATTCATTTGACACAGCTCCTAATAATATACCCGAGATTGTAGAAAACACTACAGGATATTCAGCATCAGCTACACCTAATGGTAATTTAATATCAGCAGAGGGTGTTATTTCTGTATTTGACGTAGTTACAGATCCTGAAGGGATTGCTACTCACACCGCTACTCTTAGCGCAAGCAAGTCTTTGTTTAATACAAAAGATGTTGGACGATTTATTTTTGCTAGATTAGGGACTAACTACGTAACCTTAAGAGTTTCTGCTTTTACCG